ATCCGGAACATCCGTTCCCCCGCCGCTTCCCCTTTCCGGAAGGTCGGGTACGGTACCGGAATACATGAGCAGCCGGTTTCCGGAAACGGCGACATAGCACATTCCTCCGTCATACAGGCTTTCATCGGACATATCCACAAACACGGCTCTCGGATTGAGCCTTCCGTCCTTCTGGTACGATTCCGAATCAGGAAATATCCCGTAATATCCGCCGTCGTCGCCATGATAGAGAAACCTGCCGTCCTGGCGGCCGCACATTATCCGGCTGCGGTCAAGAGTCCCGCTGAAAGTGCCGCTGTCGGAAACGCTCCCGGAAAGAAATCCTCCGAATGCGGCAAGATGATTATATCTCGCCAGATCAAGGGTTCGGAGAGTATAGTCCTCCAGACGCTTGTTCGGAGTATCGGTTATATAGAACTTTCCGCCTACAAGGTCAAAGAGAACGTTATCGTCGTTTACTTCATATGTGAGCAGATTGAAGATAAAATACTTGTCCGATGTCGGAAAAAGGCCGAGATAATAAAACCCGTCGCTTCCCAGTCCGGCAAAATACCAGTCTTCGCAATACTCTACCCTCACCAGACTGACTCCGTCCGGCATCGTAACATTGTTATCTTCCTTATAAGGCAAATCGGAGCTCGTTTTCCCGTAACGGCAGACTTCATCGGCATCAACGGCGATATCTTCGACTTCATAATCCTCCGAAACATCCGTACCACCTCCGTCATCCCCTCCGGAACCGCCGTCTCCGATATCGCCTCCGGCATCGTCAGGCTCTATCACATACACAAGTCCGGCAACGGTTTCCAGGAACTTGCTGAACTCTCTGAAAGAAGTGCGCAGTTTAGCTTCTGAAAAGTTCCGGATCGATTCACCGGCAACCAGAAGGACATTGTCCGACATCGAACGGATATCCCCCCTGACATACTGCGACATGCCCATTTTGCCTATAAGCGCATCCAGCACGGACAAAGGCTTCACCACATCGATATAGCTTATTTCACCCGTACTTTTCCAGCGCACACTTCCAAGATCGTAGAACCTGAACGAACATACTCCAAGACTGGTTACCGATATGAACTGGAGCCGGTGAAGGCACAGCTGGAGCCTTTCCCCGGGAACGAGCCCGACGGAAAAGCCGGACATGTGTCCTATCTGGGCTGACGCCACCTGCACCGGATCACCCGAAACAGGAATCTTGTAGACGGAAACCATCAAGTCAGTAACGTTTCCGGTCACCTTGTTGGTTGCCTCGACCCCAATTCCGGCAAAATCCACATCAAGCGTCACATTGCGGTTGGCCTCAAGGAAACAGCTGTCCCTGTTCCTGTTCGGTTCTGCCGTCAGCCACGGAGAGGTCATGTCCATTTTTCCGGACAACGCCTCCGTCTGGTCATGAAACGTCACGTCACCTTCAAACTGGACATCCGTTTCGGCATACGACACCGGAGGGAAGTAATACACATAGCCGCTGCAGTCATAGTTTTCCCTGACAGTGTATGATTCATCGTCCACGGAACTTCCGGCAAAGACGAAACGTGCCGTTGACAGCAGGCGCACCCCGTCGAACCTCAGACGTTTCGTTTCCTTTATTTCAGAAACCGGAAGTTCGAACTTTGTGCCGTTGTTGGCTTTGAGAACGGCGGCGACCGAATTGTCCAGACAGCCGATTTCCGCCGTATATGTGTCGCACTTGAATGTGGAAAAATCGAACGGACATTCAAACAGAAGGCTGTATGTCCAGTCCTCGTTAAGGCTGTACACGGCGAACGCTCCGACAGACTTCAGCCTGTTGCGGCCATAATACTCGACAATCCTGTCCCGCGCATCGCCGACAAGGCTGACGGAACTTCCGCATTTCCGTATCACACCGCCATAGTCCGAACGGACATAGGACATCTTCAACTCGTCAAGATTCGATATTTCTGAAGAGATGTCCACACATGAGGGGGAGTTGATGTTCACACTGTCATGCCCCAGAACCATATAATACTTGCACTTCATACCAGCGGATATTTCGTTTCAAGCAAATATAAGGAAATAGGGAACATCATTACGGTTTCCCCTGTTTCTTGAATCCGTCCGCCCACTGCCATTCGCACATAAAAGTGTATATATCAACCCTTTGCAAACCGAAAGTTCGTCTTGACCATTTTGCCGGACAGACAGTGCATCTCCGGCAATCCAGCCTCTTGCGGCAATGCCGCATCCGGAGGACTTCAATAAATCGTCACGAGGTTCTCAATCCTGAAACATCTGAATTCAGACTTGTCCACGTCATAATAAGTGAAAGTCCTGTATCCCGGTTTCACCTCCCTTTTCCCATACGGAAGATTATGCAAAGTCCCGTTCGCATGTCTGACGGTTCCGTCAATCTTCTGATAGGCGAACCTGACGATGCCGGCTCTCATCCGCTTAGCGAGCCTGTAAAGTTCCCATGCCTTCATAAGACAGACCGGCCAGGCTTTTCCGGTTGATTCCGCAAGCCGGTGCGCATACATCATGACTCTTACTCTGAACCCTTTCTTTTCCATAATGACAATAATTTATATGTTTGACTTCCAATTCATTACATCTATAAAGATAGTTCAGAATATCCGTTTTTGCAAACGGAAACTTCGCCATGACAAACGGACAAACCATTATTAACTTTTGAATGACAGACGTTTCCTTATCATGTTCCTCGCATATGAAATCCGGCTCCGGACCGTCCCGCAGGGTATTTCCAGCTCATGCGCTATCTCATCGTATGAATACCCTTCCGCATACATGAGGGCGCAGTCCACGGCACAGGACACTTCCCTGCATTCCTCTATTATGCGTTCCAGTTCGTTCACCAGAAGCATGTCGTCCGCACTTCCCGGCGAGGCCACGACGGAAGCCCTTTCTTCGGATTCGAACCTCACCGACGAATTGCGGTTATATGAGGTTATGTACGTATTCAGCATAATCACGCTGCACCACGGCCTGAAAGACCTTCCTGGATCAAACTTCCCCTTGTTGCACAGAATCTTGCATATCGTCTCCCCTGCAAGGTCTTCCGCATCCATCGCATTGCGGCAATACTTCTTCGCCAGTCCCAGTATCCACCGATACTGCTCAACCACGGTCTGCTCCAGTTCCATGCCCGCGACGTATTTCCATCCTGAATCCGGATTCGTTTCTCTGCCTTTCAACGGACTTCCTGAGAGATTCTATAAGGAAGTCCGGATTTCCGGCAAGGTCATGAAGCATACCGATAATTACGTCACATTTCCTTTCTATACGGGCAAGGAAAAGGCCCGTTTCAACTTTATTTTCCATGTCTTCTACGATTATTAGTGTAACCGTTGTTACTAAGGACACGGAAAATAATTCGGTACGGAATCAAAAAAAGACGGGCGAAAATCCCCTCCGTCACCTGCGGCGGAGCCTTCCCTTTATCTCAACGTCAGCCTGATGCAGCATATTCGCATAGATGCCCGCAGTAGTAGTCCTCGGATCGATATTCATCCTGAAATAGGTCATGAGGAAGGCGATCTCTCTGTCAAACGAATTTCTGACTTCATCAGGCGACCTCCGTACAGTCCCAGTGCCGGCACCGCTGTCATCGATGCGTTTCTGAAGATACCGGACCTCCGCAAGGATACGGCCGACCCTTTCCTGCATCTCCTTATGTCCTCTCTCTTTATATCCCATTTCCGAAAGCAGGGTAGCGACATCATCATCCGCATTGAGGGAAAGCAGCGCGTTCATGATCTTCGCGACCGTCATCCTGCATTTCAGCTTGACCCGTTCCTCCTTGTCCATCAGCGCGGCTTCCGTTCCGGAAGGGTTCACTATGCACTGATAGGAATAGAGCAGGTCTGCCGCTACCCTGTCAAGTTCCGGACCTTCCTCTTCGCCTTCTTCAAGCAACACCTTTCTGTTCCCACATACCATCTCTATGAAATCACAGAGAGGAAGCCTGCTCAATGTGTCTGTCATATCCTCGTCCTTTTATACAGTTCATACTGCGCAGCCCGTGCGTCACGGTGCTGGCTCTTCATCAGCATACGCACATCCTTGCGCAGACCTTTCATCTCACGGCTGAGACCGCTGTAGTCATTCACTACAACGGTTCCGGAACTGTTGTCATTCACCAGATACGGGATATCGGAACGCACGTCATCCCACCTTGTGATGTCGCTGATGTCCGGAAAGACCTCCGCGCCTTTCGGCAGGTCTACAAGGGTCGGCCTGTCAGGGGTAATCCATGAACTGCCGCCGAAAACGACAAGCTCCGGCCTTCCGCCATCCCCGACAACCGCCAGCCCTCCCACGTGTCCCCCGGCTTTCGTGCCTTCCTTGTATGCCGGAATGGGAGTGGCCGCAATTAGAGCAACCTGAACGGCTCCCATAGCCCCCACTGTGATAGCCAAAGGAACATTCGGCAAAGCACGTGTGACGGCAAGAGCGGTTGCGATTCCTGCCTGTGCCAACTGGACAGCCTTGTCCCACTTAGCCTGTTTCTGCTGTAACTGCACTTTCTTTTTCTCAAGTTCCTCATTCTTCCTTGACGTTTCAACTTCAGCAGCTCTTTTCCTCGCTTCCGCTTCCTCTTCCGAAATGGCTCCGCTCTCGGCCAGCGCGTCGGCACGTTCCACTTCGGCATTGTAGGCTTCCTCGTTGGCTTCCTGCTGATTTTCCAGTTCTTCGATGTCACGCTGATACATCGTAGAAGCGAAGTCGGCAATCGTGGAAAAGGCATCCATAGCAATGTTAATGCTTTTCTGGATTCTTTCATTCCGTTCATCCTCCATATCCTCTTCCTTTTTCTTTACTCTTTCCATTTCATTTATCTCTGCATCGGCTTCAGCCTTTGCCAAATCCTCTTTCGCCTTCTGCAACTTTTCGGCTATGGCTTCACGTTTATCAGCATTCAATTCCTCGACTGACAATTGTTCCTCCAATGAAGACACTGTAGCCTTGGCTGTATCAATGGCGTATTTTTCTGTAAGCATTGCTTTCTCATTCTCGTATTCTTCCCTGCTGATCAGACCGGAAGCAAAAGCCTTTTCCATTTCCTTCATCTCGGAATTGTACTGGGCATTGCGTACAACCTGCTGAGCCGCCGCCGATTTGGCGATTTCCTCAACTTCATCGGCCGCATACTCTTCATAAAGCTTACGTTTCTCGTTCAAGTATTTCTTTTCGATGAGGCTCACGTCGGCACCATTACTTTCAGCAGCCTTCATTTCTTCTTCCTTCTGCTTATCAAGTATATCAAGACGAACGGACATTTCTTCCTCACTACCTTCCTCAACGGAAGCAAGACGATTCTGAAGGTCAATACTTGCACGATTCTTTTCATACTCCTCAGAAGCCTTCGCCAATTCGTTGTTCATTTCTTGAAGTAACGATTTTCTCAATGCCATTTCTGCGGATGAATTACCTTTTACGGCATCAATCTTCTGCTGGTAACCATAGCGGATTGTGGCCAGTTCCTTATCAAGTCCTTCTTCCATCAATGCAATACGTGATTCCTGCAACGATTTTTCCGCTTCAAGACGTGCAGATTTTTCATCCTCAGTTTCTGTAGATATTCCGGTCTTTGTATTAGCACCAGGCATCTGGTAGTTTTCTACAAGTGAAATCTGACTTCTAAGATTGGATACTCCTCTCTCTGCAGACATTCTTTCTCCCCACGAACTTTTGATGTCTGAATTTATAGAAGCATTAGTTCTGTCAATACCAAACATCTGTTTCCACAGACTTGCATTTTGATATTCATCATAGTATTTTTCATTTAAGCTTACAGCTTCCTTCAAATTCTGTTCCTCATACTTCAATGAACGCTTCATCATGTCAAGACGTTCTTCCTTAGCCTTTTTAAAGGCTTCTTCCTCTGACATCCCTTGCTTGACATACTGTTCTCTTGCCTTATTGATTTTCTCATATTGTTTGACAACGTCCGTATCTGCATATCTCTCACCCTCAGCCCTCGCTTGTTTTTCTTCCCTATCAGAAAGCTCCTCAACACTCTCAATTCCACGACGAACAAACGCAAGCAAATCTGCATTCATTGACGCAATAGAGCTCTTTATTTTTGCTGACATTGTTTCGAATGATCCTCCAGTCGCATCAAACAATAATGACAACTCTTTAGAAAGCAACTTCTGGCTCTCAATCATATCTTCCTGTGCTTTCCCTAATTCACCTGTTTCAGCCTTAACATCTCCGAGGTTAGTCTTAATATCCTTCAATGTTCGTACATATTGCAATCCGGCATCTTCACCAGGGCCACCGAATATGTCAGCAAGAGCGGTACCTACGACAGACGCACTGTCAGGTAACTCACTAAGTCTCTGTGAAACCATCTGTATAATGTCGAATGTGGTTTTCTGACCTGTTCTAAGCTGTTCCTGAACCTTATCTGCGGATATTCCGATACCTTCGAGTGCTGAGGCTGTAGCGGTAGTCATCTCACGGATACGGAGATTACCTTCCTTGATAACGTCCACACCCTTATCAGAATAGATACCAGACTTAGCAGCCTGGGCAGTAATTGCGATGAATGTTTCAGCGCTTATCCCAGCTTCTTTAAAGTATGCAGGATACTCCCTAAGAGTGTCCAGGAACTCACCGTTTGCATCGGCACCGGCAATGAATCCGTCCTGAATCAGTTTCAGTGATTCTTCAGCGGATATACCAAACTGCTTCGATACAGCATTTGCACCAATCAATACCTCCTTGAATTCTTTACCATAGAAGTCTGCAATCGCCTGCACTTCCGTGCGATAAGCCTTCAGGTCCTCTCCTGACTTCTCAGTGAACTGCTGGGTAAGTCTTGTAGCCTCTGTTAGTCCCTTATTGTAGTTCACCCACCATCCTATTCCGGCACCGGCAGCACCAACAGCTCCAAGTCCCAACAGCCACTTATTCTGGAATATCTTTCCTATACCGGACAATCCTTCAAGCATACTTCCAGCATTACCAAGAGATTGAAGGGAATCACCAAAACTTCCTGATATGATTCCAAAGCTGCCCATAGAATCATTAAGATGGTTTAGTTCCATCCATGCAGCCTTAACCTCTTCCTTGTAATTACCGATGGTCATCTTCTGCTGCGTGTACCGGTCACTGTTACGCTTAATGTAATCTGTGTTTACGCCTATGGTAGAATTCAGCTTACCGAGCGTATTCCTGTAATCCTCATCAGTATCACGAACAAGCCTGACAGCCTGACGCAATTTCTTATTAACTTCATTTGCTTCCTCAATGCTATGCACTTCCTTATCGGATAGCGAAATCGCTTCCTTGATTATCCTGATGCGCTCCTCCTCGGTCATGGTAGCAGACTTTCTTGTAGTGTTCGCAGCTTTCTGGGACTTATTCATTGCCTCCTCAGCCTTTGCAGCCTGCTGCATTGCCTTTGATGCTTCTGCTGATGCCTTAGACAATTCCTTAACCTCTTTTGTACTCAGATTTTCCGCATCTGCTTTTTCCTTTATCTTCTTCATAAGTTGTTCGGCAACCTCAGATTGTTTTCTGAATGCCTCAGTAAGCTTATCCGATGCGGAAGATACATTATTAGCCTGAGTATTATATATAGCCTGCAACTTGTCAATGTCTCCCTTGACCTTGACATCAATAGTAAGCCCTTTGATAAGTTCTGAGGCAGCATCCTTGTAATTCTGCCTTACATCTGATATTGTGCTGCCAAGTTCCTGCAGCTTCTTCAATGATTCCTCATCGACGAAGTCCTTCAATTTTAAATTTCCCATCACAAATAATGTTTATATTCAACAATAACGCCATCCACCTTAGTACCTTCCTTGTCGAACGAATAGGTACCGTCACTCTTCCTGTACACAACGTACACGCATCCATCCAGCATGGCAGCTTTTTTTGCAAGCATGGCCACACGCTCATAGTCAGACATGATTTTCTTATTCTCGCAACCGCATCCCATCATTTATACCCACATTGTTTGAAAAAACGTTTCAAAAAAGGCTCGAGAAGTTGAAGTACAACATACTCTCTTGCGTCCTTTCCCAACATCAGAATGTCATTACCGTATTTCCTTACTATGTCAGGACCATCCACAAATCCAACGGTATCAATCGAGAGAGTATCACCTGCAACAGATGCGCGGATACTTTCATGGAACGGACCGGTGATATACAAGTTAGGAACATCAACAGGCCTTGGAGGAAGATTCAGTCTCGGGCTTTTTATCGGAGGTGTTATCTTCTTTTTCCATGCTATATATCCGTCAGGATTGTTATGCCATATGGAGGTAGTCTCATGAAAATACGGATCATCAGAATAACCCGGCCTCAGACTGTCTGTATTACCGTCAAGACCAGAATATAGCTGTTCCCTTACAAGGTCTGCAATTTCTATATTGTTTTCCTGAAGGCAATCCATACATGACTTTTCAAATCCTGATGCAATTCTGTTTATCACATTCTCCAATTTCTCGAAATCAGCCATACATACAATTAAAATTAAAGCCGGACTTCCGCCCGGCTTAATCAACCAAAACCATCACTTATCAGCAGACTCACCGTCAGCATCCTTTACAGACTTACAAGCAATCCGGTCATACACGTCAGAAAGTTTCTTTCTTCGATTCTCCTCAGCAACTTTCTGCCAGATACAGGTCATGTGAGTATCAATGAATTTCTTTTTCGACATCATCTTGACCTGCTTTTCCACAAAATTGACTCCATCTACAATCATGACGCTTTGACCACCTTAACAAATTCAACCCATTTGACATCTTTCTCGTACAGAACAGAAGGTGATTTAACTGAAATCTCACCGTCACCAGGAGTAATTGTGAGATAACCGTCCTCATACGAAGCTGATGTAACCCCTTCAAATACCTCGGATGCACCTGAGGACAATGCAGTGGCAAATTCTGCAGTTCTGTCATAGCCACCGACACATTCAATAATCTTGAATTTGTTGCTTTCATTTTCAACCAACATGACCTCAGTCAATCCTTTAATAACATTCGCAGGATTGAAATCCAACTTCAAGTAGTCAAAGTTCAACTGGCTGTCTTCTGCATCCATGTGGCAGAAATTTACCGTCATACTTGACTTCGCACTGCTTGTGCTGAACGGTGTGGCACCTGGATATACTGTTGACATCGGAATTCCGGCAAGAATATCAGTTCCATCATTGTAACCGATAAGCATTCTGTTTGAATCCCAGAAGTACACATCCCATTCCTTGTTAGCACAACGCAACAGCTCAGCATTCAGAATTTCATCAAAACGAGGAAGCGTGAAAGTATCTGTCTGAGCGTTGAGGCCATTGTACTGGTTCGCTCCGTATCCCACAGCACTAACCTGAGCTTCACCACCATTCTTCGCATATTCAACGAATGTATGAATAGGATAAATTCTGCCTGGTCTGTCAGCATGACACTTTTTTTCCAACTCATCGGCAGTAATATTTGCCGGTAGTTTTACTCCATGCTCAACAAGTATTGCACCTTTTACCTTACCCCAGTCAACCTTGCAGGCCGAACCACCTGTATTCATTTCTGCGCTTTCGCACACTCTTGTATTTCTCATTACCTACAACTTTGATTTTTAACAATTAATTCCATCGAGCGTATATTTATGGCATCAATAGGCTCGCTCACTTCCTCTCCGGATTCCGTATAGGCTCCGTATCTGCCATACGAGTAGTTCTCAGAATATTCATGCGGAACGATGCTGTCATAGTATATATCAAACCTTCCATCATTTCTGACTACCTCAATCAGCCTTTCATAAATTGGTCGAAGAATGTTGATGAATGAAGCATACAGACGCCGTTCATTGCTCCAGCTCTTCGTTGATGAACACGCTATAAGGATATTCAGTGAAACCTTAGAATAATAGTCCGGACTGTCTCTCTTTTCTGTAACAGGACAGAACAGTACGACAAGCGGGAACTTACGTTCTGATGTTGAAGGCACCTTGCTGTATTCATCAAGTTTATCCTTCACATACTGGGCCGAACCAAATATGTAGTTCAGTTCCGGATTAACAACTTCCTCGAACCTGTCATTCTCGATGTCAGCAGGCATTACGATGGTAAGGTTCCCACTCATTTCCTTTACTACATCTCCAATAATTTCAACTATACCTTTCATAGATTGAACTGGTTAATCTTGATCAACATGTTGGTCTGCGTGACAAGGTCAATCGGGCAATTACCTTCACGCGCCCACTTGATGAACTTCACATTGGCGGAAACCATCCTGTTCCATGCAATTACCTGGGCATTGACAGGTGAAATGTACTCATTGGCACATTTCAGCCTTACATTCCCAGTTATTGTAGCTTCAGATGAAGCGTCACGCAATATATGGAACAGGACAAAATCAGCAAATGGCTCTTTCAGTCTGTTGCATACGGTTTCATACTTTGAAGGATCAGTATCTTCGCTTACTTCATCATCAGGCATATCAAGATAATCCATTGCATAACCTGCTTCCTTTTCCCCCAACATAGATTCTAGAAAAACAGGCTGCAACTTCTTAATATATTCTTCGATATGGCCGGTTACTGCCAAAGAATCTGCACCAGCAGTCTTTGACGTTGAGGCGTTTTGAATATGACGGGGTCCTAAAACAAAATATGACACATCTATCAGCATGACAATTACTTATTTTTTCTTCTTCGAAGCAGAAACTTTTTTCTCGTCCTGAACATCGGCTTCCTTATCATCCTCTGCAGGAACCTCCTTTGTATCGGCCTGCTCAACATCTTTAGTGTCCTCTTCTTGAACATCTTTAGCATCATCCACGTGTGAATCAAGTTCTGCCAGTCTGGCTTTCATTTCATCATTTTCCTTTTGTAAACTCTCATTCTTAGCAGAAAGCTCATCTATGACCTTCTGCTTGCTCTCTAATGCCTTTTCGACATCTTCCTCAGTAACAAGCCCAGCTTCCGAGACCGGGGTGATGGTAATCAACCCACGGCCAATACGGATACGCTGTTCTTTTATGACAGATTCAAGAGCCTTCTTATCTCCATTGATCAAATACATAAGCATCAGGCTTTAGTGATTGCTTCTTTCAATGCTGACAGACTTCCATAAGCGAATGCCCACGGCATATATACTGGGAAAATTACTTCTTCCTGAGCAATGAGTACAACTTCGTTCTGCAGCTTACTTTCAACGTCCTCAGCCCATTCAAGAGTCAAAGAGGTGTAATCAACAAGGGAAGCGGCCATGTTGAAATCACCGATAAGATACTTTCCCGGCAGAATGTTGTTTGTCTCGATAATAGGACGTCCTGCAATGTATTTAACGCCTCCTACCGTCTGGATAATACCAAGATTGCGTCCGGTTGTGTCCTTTTCGCTTTCCATAGCGTTTACAGTGATAGGATTCAATGCAATAGCATTCGGCGTGTACTGTGCGTATGTCATTACAGCAAAACCGGTCTTGACAACATCCAGCGAGTTAGGCTCTTCTACTGACTTGAACGCGCCATCGCTTACCTTGAAGGTCATTGATGCGGCAGAACTCTCTTCCGAATATGCAACGCCCTTCAGGAGAATCTGGCGGTCATTAATCTTAATCAGCTGATTTGCACTATTAAGCGCTGTAATTCCGGTGGCTCCAGTAAAGGTGATAGTCATACCATCGAGAATCAAGTCCTGCGGATTGGCAAACTCTACAATCGTATCCTTGTTTGAGTTGTATCCGGATACAGACTTGACGGAACCTGCAACACCGCTTACAATAGAATCGCTGATGATTTCCTCAATGGGCAACACTCCTGAATGGTTGACAATACCAAGCAGGTTTTCTCCATTGCCGTCACCAAACAAGATATTCCAGTCCTCTGCATTGTATACAGCCTCAGGCAGCATCTTCAGGATGAATGAACGGATGAACACACGGCTCTTGAGCATTCTCTTTGACAGACGGATATGGGTACCGAGGCGCTTTGTACCAGTCTGTTGTTCTTTTACCTTAAGGCTTGATTCAGGCAGTTTTCCGTTTTCAGTGACATAACGCGCATTCCTGTCAAAATCATACACCTGAGTGAACGCAAGATTCGGGTATATCGGATCTCCCTGCAATGTAGTGATGACATCACGCATATGGATACGCTTGTTCGCCACCTGTGAAACGACACGATTCTGCTGCTGGGTTGTAAGACGGTCACCTGTATAGTTGTCTGTCATTGAAACAATGTCCTTCAGGCAGAAACCTCCGAACACACCTGACTTACGGCAGTTTCCAGACGCGAACTCCTTGAATTTTTCAGAATCAAGCATTTCGTTCAGCTTCTCATCAAACGTGTTGATCACTTCCATGCCGATACCCTTAGCCTTCAGTTTCTCGATCGTCTCACCGAGACCTTTGACCGTTTCAATCAATGTCTCGTTGTCCTTCGCAAGCTGCTTGAACTTCTCATCATCATAGCCGCTCAGCTTATCGTTGAGGGCTTTCAAGCGGGTTTCCATATCTTCCGATGAAATAACCCCTTCCATCGCCTTGTTGATAACATCACACATCATCTTAGTGATGTTGTTCATGAATGTAGCCTGTTCCTGTGGCAGGCCGTCAGTCTTAAGACCGAAATCAGCAACTGTAAATTTCTTCATCTTCAATTAAAAATTTAATCATTATTACTAAATACCCCGTTCAGAGAACCGAAGAAAGAAGTGCTTTCGGCGGCTTTTTTCTTCACATCACCGTCTTCGTTCGCCCCTTCAGTTTTTCCCCGAGTGTCGTTTGACGGCTCAGACTTTCCGGAGAAGACGTTAGTATTATCCTGCAACAAGGCATTGCTTCTATATACTCTCCCATAACATGCCGGACAACGGACGTATGCCATGAAATTCTGTACTGATTTTTCAGTCAGTTCCTGACCTTCAGATTTGACAGAATCAATGAGTGCAATCACTTCTGCACGTACTTCCGGTTCCAGCTTGTCTATCTCCTGGCTTACAATACGGTCAGTCAACCATCTTGAATACATGGCAGCATTTTCCAGAACCTGCTGGGAGAATGTCACCTCATTCTGTGAATCATAGTCGAACTGATGGCCGCAATGGGGACAAGTAACCACGTTGCCTCCATTAATCGCTTTAAGCAGTAGATTCAGTTCCATATCATATTGTTTTAAACGTTCTTCCGAATAATCAGTATTCCTGAACGCTTTCCTGATGAACTCAACGGCCTCCTTAACCTGTTCCTGCGTACCTGACTTGAGATTGACAAGGAATGTCTGAGGGTTACTTCCCCAACTGGTCAATGTAGAATACTCGAACATCTTCCATTCAAGCACCTTGCACGGGTCAGTCTCATCCCGCTTGATAGCTTTCACCCCGATAGAGTGTTCAAGCGTTCTGCCATTCTCTGCATACAGCTTGTAATCCGCCAAGGTATCACGTCCAATCTGCTTCTCGAGATTAAGCTGACCAACCATAATGAGGTTTCCCTCTTTTTCTTCCCCACTGAGCGGCACACCCAACAACTGGTCGGTACGGTGATTAAGGAACCATCTCATTCTGCCGATATTCTCCTTCAATGTCTTATTGAAAGAGCCCGGCATTGAAATGTCGTTCTGCGAGTCTTTCACACCGATACCGTTCACTGCTACCGTGACAATACCTTTCTCATCAACGTCATTCGCCTTCGTTCTGTACTGCAGGCTTTTGGTTTTCTCTTCCATTTTCAACTTCACTTTTTGTGTTAAGACCAATTACATTTTTTACTATCTCTCTTTCATTCTCCGACATTTCGAACAGACTCTTGTCATACATCGGAGCTTCGAATCTGCTTTCCTTGATTTGCGCACGCCAGTCATTTATACTGATGAGTCCGCTGAGAAACTGCTCCTTGCATCTGTTATTAATCAAAGTCTTCACTTCCTCGGCTTCCTTCAATCCCTGCTGCAGGCAATCCACACCAGAGAAATCGCAGTCCAGATAATATCCACCTTCTTCAAGGCCAAGAAATGCAGTCAGCTGCTTACAAAATTTCTTGGCCATCGGAATTATAGTAGAAGTGTAAACTGCTTTTTCCGCTGTAGCCTGGTTACTGAATGTCGCCTGGTCCTTACGCGGCACCAGCACTGAAGGAATCCCGTATGCCCCGGCTATCTGTATAGCGTCAGTCAAGGTTTCCTCAAACGGCTGCAACTCACTAATGGTAAGGTTTGTTCTTACAAATGACAGAGGAACGTCACTTAAACCATACGGTAGTCTACGTTTGTCCAAACCGAATTTTCCAAAATGGCTGTCAAGTATTTCTTTCTTTTCATCATCGGTCATTGCGACAGTACCGGCTTCATCCTTCTTGTTGGATACAAGGAAACCAAGGCCTCCACGTTTTACGTAGATCACGTTTCTCGCTTCATATACGGCCAGAAGGTTGGAAATAGGCTTCAGGTGAGCAGACAATCTGCTCTGTGATTTCAAGAATCCGTTGACTGACATATATTCAGGTGGACCGTCACGGTCATGCCATATCTGATATGAAGGGATTTCCATTGTACCAACATATCCGTAATTCAGACGGTAACAACGTATAATATCCTCTTCCTTAGCGATACCGAACACAGGTATGTTTACATTAATATTCGGCTCTACATTGACGAAGTCTGAAGGCAGGTCCCAAAAGTTATCACACCATCTCCATTTAGGCTGGTTCTTGAATGTTTCACCCATCGCCGCACGAAAAAAAGCGTTGCCAGTGCAGAGTTTGTAGACGAAATGGGAATATATCAGCTCGTTCCAGGACATAAGGCAGTTAGGCTTGGCGAGAATCTGGTTCATTCGCTTGTTCTCCCATACTACACTGTCATCCTTAACCTTCTTCATCTGGAATTCTGAACCAGATATACGTGAAGCTATATAATCAATCGGGAAGAAAACCTCAGGAACCGAGCGGAACAGTTCTATGTAATTATGACCGCAAACCAGTGGGGATACGAACAACTCATATACGTCACAACGGTCAATGTCACCACCGGATTTTACACCCTCCTTTGGCGTTGACACCGTCTGTGGTTCACCGGCCATTTTCAGTCCGGCACAAACCGGAATTGTATCCTGTTTTAAAATTGTATATCCCATAGTTTATCCTTATATGACAAAGATAAATTATGGGTATATACGATGTTAGAAATCAAAAAATCTTGAAATGTACGAGGCAAGAAATATACATCATAAAATACTATATATCAAATAATTGTAATGATTTAGGATTCATCCTAATTTTATGACAGTATATGCCATACCGCTCAATAGAGCACTGGCTCCGCTTATATTTCCCTCATTGTAGTCAAGGACTTCAGTTATGAATGCCATATACTCATCATTTTCCATTCCGGTTTCAGAAAGCAGAAAGTATGACTTGATGAAATCAGACGTGGCAGCTATTCTCTTGTCCATATCCTGATATTCTTTCTTAATCCTTACTTCCGGAAGCGTATTTCTCAGCTCCCTTGCCATCTGGTAATATGCAGGTGACGATTCTACAATGTACGTTCCGGCATCATGTGAACAGATAACCGACTTCATTTCTTCGAGTGATACCGTTTCTTTCATGACAAGGTCAAGAACATGCCATTTTTCTCCGCATCTGGCAACCTGGCACATATAGAACCTTCCTCCAATATTCGGCATGATGTACACAATCTTCTGTGAATACTGATACTCAACTGAAGGATTGAAGAATCCGAACACGCTTCGGTCAGAATACATGTTACGTTTACGCCGGCTTGAGAACCGGGAGTATTCCTCGTACATGATGTCATGGACAACATATCTCAATGTATCCGTCAGGTGCCCGTGTTCCTCATAGGATTGTTTCGTTACGCTGTCCTTTGTCTTTGCCTTGAGTATTGCGCCATTGGCATCCTTCTGGACGCTCTGGTAGTCCTCGATTGATACCCTGCATCCATCGTCTATGCTTATGCTGAGGCCTGGCAATGATTTCTCAAAAACTGCATTGACAAACTCACCGGTCATTGATACGGACGGGTTCCTGTTACCGACCTTATCCTCAACAATCCAGTTGTCTTTCTTCAATGTTTCGATGAACAGGTCCATGAAAGACCGCTTGTCATCGTCAATGGTATTTGCAGATTTAGCCGATGAATCGCCATGCAGATATACTTTGTCATCATAGCCGAATTCCTGCAGCCGCTTGGACACGAGTTTTGCGGCACGTCTTGCGCTGTTGTTCGGACTTCCTGCCGTGGTCTCGGCAATCTGGTACATATCCTTACCTTTGCTCAGGTCTACCTGCCAGTAGCTGACAGATATGTACGGCAATACGTTGCTGTCGACCGAAAGATGGACCGGCAATCCAGACATGTAACCGTATTCACCGCTGTTTTTGCCTACATTGAACGAACCGAGAAACTCGTTGCCGGTCTTGATTACCCCCCACTCTCCCAACGCATACACATTGTAGTAGTCCGGGTCATGGATACGGTCATGTTCGAAATCCATAACACACTGCTCGTCGTAGTATCCATACGTTCCGTCAGGTGAACCGACAACCCAGAAGTTATTCAGATAAGTTGTCTGTATCACTACCATATTTGGAGGATATTCCTCTATTTCCTTCGTTATAGGATTTACTATTGAGCGTCCCTCGTTCATCTTCAAAGACTTCACCTTTGTCAGTTCTGCAGGCATTATCCGGCCGCCAATCTCCACAGACATGGGGACATCATGCAGTTTCTCGTTGTCAAGCCAGTCCTTCTTTATCCAGTGGGTTTCACTGATAGGGTTGAAGTCGGCAATAATCTGCTGGCCCTTCTTGCCACGCAGACGCTTGCGGATCTGTTTCAGGTCTGCATATTCAAATTCGGACAACTCTTCAAGCTGAACCCGCTTATAGTTGCTGATACCCTTAATCTTTTCCGGATCGTCCAATCCGGAGAAATCTATCCTGGCTCCGTTATACAGGCACTTGATTACATTCTGATTGAACTTGAAATGTTTTGCAATACCCAATAACGATGCCGCCACCTTATAGTCTTCGTAGATAGTCTTGCTGATGGATGCTCCGACCTTTCTCATCACAAGCGTATTCTCACCATCCTGAAGCGTCTGTATCAGAACGCACTGTGCCACGCTGAAAGACTTGCCCGATGATGAACCGCCATACAGGATGATGAATCGCAGTGCAGCGTCATTGAAATATTTCAGCAGATAGAAGGCGTTCGGATTGAGTTTCTTGTGATTGACTATCATAGAAGGCTACTTTTGTTCTATTCTTAATATTTTCCGTATTGCATTTTGTATAACCCCCGATATTTTTCTAACAATGATATTCTATTTTTCATATTCTATTCACTTTCATCGTCAAAACCTATGCGTATTTCATTGGCTTTGGCTCCATCCTTCCCGGTCAAAGCTATCTGTTGAGGGGCATTCCATCCGTTCATGCTGGCCAGAAGTTTCGCGGCTTCAACTTTTCCATTGAACTCATAGCTTACCTTTCCCTTGTCGTTGCTTATCTTCTTCATTGCATTTCTCACACGCTTCGGCATCTGGCCGGGAGATTTCAGCTTTATCTTTCCGGTAACCGGGTCTACAATATACAAATCGTTCGGATCCATCATGACAATATCCATGAGAACCTTTTCTACCTTATCACGGCTAACTTTCGATGCTTCTGCACGTTGTGACCTCAGTTCATCTATCCTTGCTGCAACCTTGCTGTTTGCCAGCATCCGGCTCGCATTGCTCCAGATTGTCTCAGGCTGCATCTTTGATGCGTCATAAGCCATTCGGTATGATTCACTCGCATTTCCGTCACAGTCAAGGTAATAATTGCAGAACTTTTCCTGTTTTTCCGTCAATTTTCTCATAGGCTAATGGTTGTTAATGCCGACGATGCAGATTACCTGTTTCCGGTCTTTCAGCAGATCGTAGGCTGCCGTTAATGTACTTCCGGTCGTGCAGATGTCGTCAAAGAGTATTATTCTCGGTTCCTCAATGGGCCGGAGAAGATAAAACTCCGGGTTGATACGTGTCCTGTTGATGCACTGCATCGCCGATTCATAGAATCTAATTTTCACCTCCCGGGCAATTTTCTGGCAAATGTCAGTGGCGAAATGATACCCTGTGACGTGCCTGCGCTTCGGTGCGATGATTATACACCACTCATCGTCCGGCCGCACTGTCGAAAGGATAAATCCGATTGCGGAAGCGGCAATGGCTTCTGCGCATTCACCCGAATTCTTTATTTCATCAAACGAAAGTCCTTCCTTCGTCCTATTGAAAAGGGATATGTAATAAAACCCGCCCTTACGATGGATTCTTACTTCAGGCCGCATGTTGCAGAACCTTTCGTGTTTCCTCCAGCCGCGGGCGGGTTTGTCCCAGTCATCAATCCTTATCTTTCTACCTTTCCTCACAGCCAAAAACCTTTGCTATCCCTTTACTGATTGAGGTGTAATCCAAAGGTACAGAAAAAATGCCTTCATCGACCGACTGTACAGGATTGTCAAATTCCCTTCTTTCAGGAACGCACTGAATATCAATGCCATTATATTTCCTAACTTCCTCTGCAAATTGCATGATCGTACATGATTCAGGATTGACAATGTTAATCAGCTTCTTGCCAGAACCTATCGCATATATCAACCCCTCCACCACATCATCTATGTAGGTGAAGCACCTGGTGTTCATTCCCCCGTTATACAGACTGACCTTTTCCGAATTCATGAGCGTATAGAGAAGAGTTCCTTTTCTCGGTTCAGGCCCGTACACATTGTGAAGGCGTACACCGGTGGCTTTCCTGCAATAGATTGAAGCATATACCTCATCAAAATATTTACTGACACCGTACATGCTTGTCGTGTTGCACGGATTGGCGGCAGATGAACTTGCATACACAAGTTTCACGCCGAAGCGGGCGCATCCGTCTGCTACCGCAACGAAGGAATCAACGTTGTCATGAAGTATTTTCTCATGATCCGCATTAAAGACGCTTGTCTGCGCCGCAAGATGGATTACAGCATCGACTCCGCCTCCGGCCAGAAGGCACGGAACTCCGGAGGCTTCCGCTCCCAGCACACGGTCTATGCCGACCACTTCAACACCACGGCTCCCCAAAATCCGGCAAAGGGCTTTCCCTATGAATCCCTCACTGCCGGTAACAACTATCCTCATCATCTTTCCTCCCCCTTCATGTTCAACTCATATTCATGCCTGCTTATCCGTCTGTAACCGATGACCAGAGCCTCATGTCCGGAGGTCATGCGCGAAATGGCCTTCTCGATCTCGTCAAGGGACACACGCTCCCCGAACCGGAGGAACACCCGGCCGTGCCGTCCGTCCGCAATGAAGGACACGAAATAGAACGCGCCCCTCTCCATGAACAGAAAACGGCATACGGCAGCCGCAAGCGCCGCAACTGCCGGAACGACGGCCCATGCAGGTTCCAGAATCCCGGCCGCATACGCAGCCGCACAACAGACGGCCATGAATGCGGCCGCTTTCATAATAGTGCTAACGCCATTTTTAGTTCTCACTTTCATACTTATCCTTTCTTAATATTAATATCCAATCATTTTCTACCGGTCTCCTATCTTTCTTTCCATAATCACTCCTCCTTTCTGTATAAATCCAAAATCTTTATCTGATACGTGTTCTTTCTCCTGACATTATGTGCCGCTTCATGTACCGTTTCACGGGACGCCTGCCTAAGCATTTCAATTTTAAACTTCCTGTCAGCAGCTTCATCAAATGCCTTGTCGAATCCGTTGTTGACAGCTGTAGTATCTATCATTACAACCATCACGTATATAAGTGTATCTATCATAGTTTATCTTTTTTCGGTTTATACTCGTCCGATTTTTCATCATACTCGTAGCAGTCGGGGCAGTAGAGCTTGCCGCCGATTTCCCGCCAATCATCGACTTCCATTGCAACACTGAGGGCTTTATCGGGAGTTCCCCATACCCAGTCGTTGCTTTTCCCACATCTGTCGCAAAAGGCCTTGTAGCATATCACTTTCTGTATCATTTTCCGGCCTCCCTTCTTCCGATGCATCTTCCAACATTGAACCACACCCATCCCCAGAACAGGTTGACGGCTGTGAGAATTATTGCTTCTGTCATTCCGTTTCCTCCTTTCTTTCGGGAAGCAAATCGTCCAAATAAGCGTATTCCAATACATCGGAAAGCGCATATTCAAGACTTGATGTGCTTACAAACCCTATATATTCGTTGGAATAGCCTACTACGTCAAATTTACCGAAGCGATAGCCTCTTTTTGTCTTAGCTACTACATCAACATTTCTCGTCAGTTCCTCTCCGTATGCTGACGGTTTGTGCCACACGGCGTTGATGCGCCACTGGGCACCTTCTCTAAAGCCTCTGGAATATCCGCTGTTAAATATGCCGTCCCAATCGTTATCTGGTTCCTCTAATCGTGCGTTTATTTCCTTTTCAATCTGTTCTCTTTTCATAATTTTTTACTTTTACATTTATTTAAATACTCGTTTCAATGCACAGTTGATTGCGTTCCTCTTGGTATCCTCGCTGGGATGCACATAAACGTTCAATGTGGTGCTTATATCGCTATGTCCAAGGATGGATGAAACCGTTTTCACGTCCACCTTGTTCTCGATGAGCGTCGATGCGAACGTATGGCGCAGACCGTGGAACTTGATGCAGCGTTTCAGCCCCACTTCTTTCAGGATAAAGTGGCGGTAGCTGTTGCGGTAGGTTCTCGGCTCGGTGACGTGCTCGGATAAGGTACACACATAGTAATCCGATGTGCTCACCTTGCTGTATGCTTTCAGCAAGGGAATCACCTCGCGCATCAATGGAATTTCGCGACGCGAGTTCTTCGTTTTTGGCTCGCTCACTATAAGCACGGTTTTTCCTCCCGGCGTGCCGTCCGGGTTCACTTCGTAAATACGTTCCACTGTGCGGCATACTTTTATGGTCTTCTTCTCCCAGTCGATGTCCCCAAACCGCAGTCCGCACAGTTCTCCGATGCGCATCCCTGTGGTGAGTGCCATCAGCACGCCCAGCTTGTAAGGGCTTGGTTTGGCCTGCACGGCTTCCACAATACGTCGGAACTCGTCAGGAGTATACCGTTCCAATTCATGTCCGCCGTCCATGTTGCGGCTCGGCCATTCCATTTTCCAATTGGTGTTTACCGCTATGTCATATTCTTCCGACACCCAGCGTATCACCATCTTCAGCACGATAAGCATGTCCCTCACTGACTTCACGCTCATCCCTCCATCCAACTTGCTGTAGATGAACGCCTGCACGTCTTTCCTGCGGATGGTTTGCACGTCCATGCCGCCGAACGCGGGTTGCAAGTGGGTACGGTTTGACAAGGCGTAGGCCGCCATGGTGCTATGCTTGACCATGCGCTTCTTGTACTCGTACCATTCTTCATAAGCTTCTTTGTAAGTCATTCCTGTATGATTTTATCGTTTAACTTCGCTTTTATCACGTCGCTGAAAGCCAGCGTGTCATCCTGTCGGTTGAGCAGGATATACTTTTGCTTTATCGTACCCTCCAATACGTCGCCGTGGTACACATATCCCATGATTCCGCGTATGGAGAGGTTTAGCAGTAGAATCGGTATGGAACGGCTGGACAGTTCCCAGCACGTAACCATGTGTTCCGATGGGAAATGTTCCCAAGGAAGGAACTTGCGGCAGCGTTGCCACCAATCGGCGATAATCATCCCTCCGTTGCCTGCTGTCGGCTCGTGCAGTGTACCTTCCTGATAGGTCAGTGAGGAACACAATACACCCAGCTCGTAAGGCGTGAAATCTTGCTTCTTTTGCTTCCTTTCCGATAGTTCACTCTCATATAATGGTTGAAACCAGTCATGCGACAAGTCGTAGTCATTAAGACTTATCAATTTTTTATATACCTTGTCTCGCTTGTCCCTATCTCCCTCTATCAGTGCCATCAACGCCATGGGCAAGTCTTTCAAGTCTTCAATTTGGAACATTGAAAATAAATCTTCAATTTTCATTTTTCTTTTCTCCTTCCTTTTCCATCCAATAATCATGTAATTCTTTCAGTGCCTTATCCCATGGGATTATGCACAATTTGTCAGCTAACCATTTTGCGCCAGCTACAAACCCGGCGATGTTTGGAGATGCTTCGTCACAATTATGGCACTCATTCTTAGCGTATTTTATTGCTGCCTTCGCAATCTGTTCTCTTGTCATAATAATTAGTCTTAAAATTCTATTCTAAACGGTTTGTTCCTCAACGTGGGCCGCTTGCTGACCACGAAGCCGCGCAGTTCGCGTTCCCCGACGGGGAAGAGCGGGCAATACTTGTAGCGTAGTGTGCAGACGTACCTGCCGTCAAGCATCACGTCAAATGTCAGTGTCTTCATATTCAAAGTTTATTTTCTGCTGCAATACCTCGTCTGCATAGAAGCTCTTGAAGCTCTTGCCGGATATCCACCAGCGGAAGCCAGTTTCAGCATCTTGAAAGTTACGGTTCACATACCCGTTATCAATCAGCCATTGGATGGCTTTCAGCCAACCACGCTTCACATGCGGATACTCTCGTATGTCTATTAATTTCTGCTTGTAATTAGACATCGGACAGCAGATGCAGCCGATGCGGTGATATCCCTGGTCATAAAGCTCGCAGTGGGGAATGCTGTTCGCATTCAGGAACTCCCACACGTCCCGTTCCGTCCAATAGAGGATGGGAGATACAAGTATCTTGTCCTTTCCTCCTACACATGTCACCATCTGTTCTTCATGCTCGCTCCATTGGTCAAAGGTTTCTTCTGCACGCTTGCCTTTTATATTCGTGCTGATTTCTTCCCGTTTTGCACGCCGTGCGCTTTCTTGCTTCCTTACGCCGATGAGCGTCACCTTCCCTGTGCCCGACATTTCCTTGTATTCGGCGCAGCACCAGCGGAAACGCCTCGTGGGAAAGATATGCTTCTTCTTAGCCATATCGTAGATGCTCATCCGTGGCTTTATCAGCTCCACGTCCGGATAATGCTGCTTGACGAAGCGAATCACTTCTGGCGGGTCAACGCTGGTTAGGTTCATGTGGGTCTTGGCTTTCACGCCAGCCAACTTCACGAGGTGGTAGAGGCATTGGCTGTCCTTGCCGCCGGAGAAGGTATTGCAGAAGCCGCCCTCCGGGTCAAGTCTTAAAGCCATTTTCTCGGCCTTTCGGATAAGCCCGACGGAGTATTCTATCTTCCTTGCAAGAGAAGGTCTGACCTTTGCCAGCACTTCATCCATGTTCAATTCTATATCCTGTGCTTTCATCTTATCTTTCAAAATATTGTCTGCATCTGAATCCTTTCCGCGGCTCGAAGTCCTTGAACTCGCAGGTGCGGAAAACCTGTTTCTTGTCAGCCCACCCGGCAAGGTCCTTCTGCCACTGCGGTACAATATGGTGCGGATTGTTCACGTCCCGGTAAGGCTGGGCGTGGGGAAGGAATCTTCCCCCTCTGCTCCTCCAATGGTTGACACGGCTGAACGATTCATTAAAGTCGTCCAGCAGGATGCAGTAGAAGAAGTATTCGCCCCTGTAGCCGTACCTGTCAATCAGGGACGTGGCCCGCTCGCACTCGTCTATCTGCTGCGGGGTGTCGCAGCCGAAGCGGATGCGCTTGATCCACTTCACTCTTGCAAGAAGTCTTGCGATGTCGTCCGTCACCAGCCTTGCGTCCAGCCCCTGGTTGAAGTCGGCCCTGTATCCCAACCTTACGATTTTCTCAATCTGCCGGAGGCCGTAACCGGAAGCCAGCACGTTGTTGTCCATCAGAATCAGGTCGGTCCTTCCGCCGGCGGCAATCTCTTCCACGTCCATATACAAGGAAATCTTCCCCTCTTTCTCCGGTACTATGCACCACCTGCAGCGGTTGGGGCATCCGCGTGTCAGGAATCCGTAGGCGGTCCTGGCGTCTATCTCCGGGTAGATGGAGTAGTCCGGCTGCATCCGGTCTATCTCTTCGGGAAGCGTCTTCTGCAGGTCGTAGCCCGTGCCTCCCTTCTCCACCTCGTCCGCATTGACATAATAGCCGTAGCCGGGGGTGAAGGTGAACACCTTGGCCATATAGACCTTGTCGTAGCGGCTGAACGGCGTGTACCATTCGACCGCATCTCCCCGTGACTTGTGCCATGCGGACAGCTTCATCAGCGCAAGGTCGGGACAATTGCTGTCCACAGCTATCAGTCCTATATTCATGGTCATTCTTCACATTCTACCAGTTTCCCGTCTTCCAGACGATACCATGTATCCTCCTTGATGTCCACCCCGTCAACGATTCCGCAAGCCCAGTCAGTGACCTCATAACGGCCATGCTCCTCAACCCATTCAATGTTCCGTGCAACCAGAACGCAGCCGTGACCGCCTCTGACACGTCCATTGTTAGATACTATGGCTGCACCGCAGTTCCCTGCATTGGCTGCACCGTAGTCCCCTGCATTGGCTGCACCACGGTATCCTGCATTGTTGGTATCAGCGGATTCTATTTTCTTTTTGAATCCGAAGTTCTCAAAGAATGCCGACACGGCTATCCTGCATATCTCGAATACTGATATCTCCGCCTTGACGGAGATTCTTTTTGATACCCTCTTTGAATCGACCCCTTTCTCGTCAGACACTTCCGACGCTTCTACAACGGCAAACCTGCTGCCTTCGCCTGCCGAATAGTAGGAAAGCACATCGTGAGGGTTTTCGCAGAAGTGGAATCCTTCCTTGCACAGCTCTGCACGTTCCGTTTCATATTCCTTTCCGATTTCATACTGAAAATCTCGGCATTTCAGGTTTTTGTCAAACCCCTTGTAGCCTTTCACTGTCCTGTTTTCTGTTTCCATGATTGTTTATATTATAGTTTTTCCGATTCTTCTTCCTCATGTTGTATCGCTCTGAATATCTCGTATACTACTTGTGGGCACATCGCATTGCCTAATGCCTTTATGGATTCTTGTCGCCACCAATTTGCAGTTGATTCGCTTTCTTCAACAATCTTCTTAGTTGCCAATGCAATTTCATGTGACAACTCTGGCAAAGAGTTCTCAAATTGGATGGAGAATTGTTCTTTATATTTCTGTCCAAGTGGTGAACTTGCAAATGTTCTGTGCTTCCGCAGATATCGCAACACTCTTTCAGATGTTCTCTCGCTAAATGATGAAAGACACCCCTGCTCCTTTGGGGATCTTCCTTCCTCCGATGTGCGCTGCAAGATTTCGAGCAATAAATCCGGCTCTGGAATCTCGTATAATCTTCCAATCTTTTCCCGAACCTCTTTCTTTTGAAATGCTTTCCACATACGGGGCAAATCTTCTCTTCTGATATGTTCTTTAATGGCATCATAAACTTCTTGTTTTATATATCTAACCACGTTATTGGAAATCCCATCATATCGCATACGAACAGGGGATTGAGTTGGGAAGTCTGTCCAACCTGTCGGGCTATGAGGTGGTTCAACTCGCTTTCTCTTGATTTCCCGTCCTTCCTGTTCGCTGTAGTCCCCGCATTGTGACAACTTGTTGTCGGTGTGGGTAACATGTCGTTCATCGCCATCGCTGTTAGTGACTTGCCCATCGAGCTGTTGGGATTGTATTTCGTTGTATATTTCTCTCCCTCCGCAGCATTGGGTGTCGGCAATAATCCTTTCGCAGCCATGTCGTTCAACTCCAATGTCCATCCCTGTTGCAATTTCCGTTTCGTCCGGTTGTCCTCCGGTTTTGAGCCGTTCTTGTTGTCGCGTGCAGTCGGTGTCGGGAGCAGTTCTCCTTGCAACAATCCACACCCTGTCCCGTCTGTGGGGTGCTCCGACGGCACAAGCCGGAATAACAAACGGCCGGACTTCGTAACCTTCTCGTTCAAGGTCACGGCAGACGGTTTCGATGACGTATTCCTGCCGTAGCAGTACTCTTTTTCGGTCAGTTTCTCCGAACAGAGAGGCACCGCTTCCCACCTCAACCTCCTCGCCGGGCTGAACCATCGTGAGGACTCCAGCAACATTCTCTCCAACGACCCAAGCGGGCCGGGTTTCACGTATAACTCTGACAACCTGCGGCCAGAGGTAGCGGTCATCGTCCGCTCCTTTCCGCTGTCCGGCCAGGCTGAAGGGCTGGCATGGAAATCCTGCGGTGAGCACGTCGATCCGTCCGCGCCATTCTGTAAAATCTGTTTTTGTGATGTCTTCATACGATATTGAATTTGGATACCAGTATTCAAGGACCTTGCGTCCGAAAGGGTTTATCTCACAATGGAACAGGTTTTCCCAGCCAACCCATTCAGCAGCTATTTCTGCGCCTCCGATTCCGGAAAAGAGTGATGCGTGGGTCATGGCCTTTCCTCCAGCTTCGCCCATTTCCTGAAGAACATGTCGAACTTCTCGAGATCCTTGAAGTACGCGTCCCCTTGTCCGCTCTCCCTTATCATGTCAGCGAAGCAGCGGAAGTACATGTCGGCGGACCTGGTGAAGGCGTTGTGCAGCCTCCTGATTTCTCCGAGAAGCATCCCGTTCTCCTTCAGCAGGTCGGACGCTTCCTCCACAATGTTCGACGCTTCCGTGTTCAGCAGGTACGCCGCTGACAGAAGCAGGCTTGCACGGTCTATCGAGCCGTTCCTTCTTGCCCTTTCGATTATTTCTTTAGGTGGTTTCATGATTATGTTTTTTCTTGAATGTTTGTTCGCAGCTTTGTAAATTTCACTTATCGGCATAAAAAAACCCGCTTACCTTTCGGGGCGGGCATGAAAAAGGCGGTGCCGGATGGCATCGCCTTGGATATTAATGCTCTATGTAATTTATTTCTTTTTCCTACTAAATAGATATGTAACTACTATGATTAAAATGCCTATTACATTTGCGGTTGTCGTGCCAAGTAATGTTATCAATACGTTGTCTGATAGTTTGAAATTTGTTGTTTGTGTACCGGACAAAAACAGTATTACGAACACTCCAAACATGTATATGGCGGCAAATGAATAGATACGTTCGGCAAAATCCTTGCGCTGATCACGGTCTTGGCTGTCTCCACGATTCTCTTCTTCTAGCGCTTCATTTTTCAACCGTGCTTCTCGAAGCTGTTCTTTTGCCAGTTCAATATGAACATCAGTATATCCCTTGTCTACATCAACAGAAGCATCTGTTTTTATACTGGGAATTTCATCCAATACTTTCTTTATGTCACTCATTGCTTCGGCTTGCTGTTAACAATAGCGGAATAATAAACCTTGGTCATTTCGTCCGGAATTTCCACGTTTTTCCCTACGCGATAGCAATATGCCCATGGCGTATTCTCTTTATGCAGCAAATTTATCATATCCGGAGTAGATACTCCGCGATACCGTTTCCACACGAAATCAAGAATCATCTTGATGTCTTCGTCTTTAACTTCCGGAATTATAAAATGTAAGGTTCCGTTTTCTTCTTCATCTTTTGCAATGGATGATTTAGAACGTATGGGACTATTCCCATTGTGCTTAAATGAATGATATACGGATGGGATGACCGGACCATATTTCCATGCTTCAACTGCATCGAATCTCTTATCTATTATGACACGATTAAGAACGGCCAGCGCGAATCCGTATGCTATGTACACATACTTGACAAGACGCAGCAATGTAAGTTGATAGGGTGCGGTCTTGTCTTGTATGGACTTGTCCACAAAATAGTTGGCTATTGCAATGGCATCTGTTTTCATAAATGATCCCTCCATGATACAAAAAATCCCACAGAAAAAGTATGCCATAACAATCAATTGTCATAGCATAGATTTATCCATGAGAAAACAGTCCTTTATTTTCTGTCGCAAATTAAGTGTATTTTAGCCGTTTTATGTGCGTTCCGGCTTATGTTTTGCGGCATTTATATGATTTTTTAATATTTCTTCTCATATTTCCTGACCACCGGGTATTCCGGCTCTCCTTTCTTGAATTGGGCCAGCGTTTCTTCGCTGGCTTCCGCATTTCTCGCGTATGCGGCGGATGGGCGTCCGTCCGCCGGTGGCTCTAAAAGCCTTTGCGCTTCCTCGTCACCTGATCCGGCGCGTTGTCTTAGCTCGTTGTACCATGACAGCGAAGAATAGCCTTGCGGTGGTACAAACCTCCTCCGTTCAATCTCTTTCTGCATCATTCTGCGACTGATGGCGTCAAGCTCCCTGTTCCGTTCCGGTACGAACTCCTTGAAAAAGGCATTCCCGATTCTCCGTGCGTCGAAGCTGGCGAAAGAATTGTCATACCGTCCGGCCTTGTACCTTGCGAAGAACAGCATGAGTTCCGATAGCTTGAAGCCTTTGGTTTCTGCCGCGAAAGATTGGCAGAATATTCTGATCCCGTCGGCAACGCCTTTTTCCCTGCTGCTGGACGCTCCGAAAATACCGGATACTTGCAATTCAACCCAAAATTCGGATGAGCCTTGTCCGTAAAGAGCGTCATACTGCATCAGCGTAGGGCAGTCCGCCATATAGGCCCTTTCAGGATTCTGCAAAGTGTAGCCCCACTGAATTGGTGCAAACACCCTTTCAACGTCAGAACGGTCTTTCCACTTCGCCAGCCATCCCTTCTTCGAGCTCCCGCTTATGTCGCTGCAACAGGTCAAGAGCGTAGGCGTTTGCCTCCTGCTTGCTTGTATAATTGTTCCGATTGTTTTCATGGTTCTGTCTGTTCAACTCAATGTTCAGCCACCTCGCAAAGTGGGACATGGCATCCTTGGGCGATTTTGCAGACACCCCCTCGTTCTGCAGCTTCTCAAAGAAGCGTTTGAGGAATATCCGGAACATTTCGGGAGTAAACTCCCTGTGTCCGGCATTACGGGTGTTCATCGTTACCGCTTCCTCCCACGTCCGGTTGTCCGCCAGTTCGGAATAGCATTCCTGCAAAGGCTTGTCCAAAAGTTCGGGAGGGGGGAACTTTTCTTTATCTCCCGATAGGGAGTTTTCTTTTCCTTTCTTTAATACTTTCTTTACTTTGCCGCAACCTTCCTGAATTTTCCTGTATTCTTCCAGAATAATCTTGGATTCTTCCGGAAGAATGTCGAATTGTTCGGGAATAATGATTTCTTTCCGTTTTGCCCTGATACACATGCTTACGTATCTTGATTGAATGGACGGTGAAGTAAGTACGTTCCCATTAGAGAGCAGTGCCTTGTCAAAGAGCCCCACAGCACAACAGTAACGCACTATCTCGTTCACCTTGGTTTCCTTCAATCCCCAGTACTCGGCTACGTCAAAGGCAGTACTTTCGTCCCACACAAGGAAACAGCCTCCTACCCGGTAGATTTCGTTCAATATGTATTCGTACACGGCATATCCGTCACAACCCATTCCTTTCTTCAGCCTCTTGATCCGGAGGTCGCTTTTAAATCGGTCGGTTTCGGAACTGTAATAGAGCAGTCCGGTCTTTACGTTTGCCATTTCATATCTTCCTCCTTCCAGATTCATTTAAGTTCATTCTTACAGGTATGCCTGAATGGAACACTGCAAGCAGCACAGCATCACGCATTTCCTGGTTTGTCCTTCCGGTCATCGGCGTTATCCCGCTCGCTTCCAGCATCCCGTTCAGCTCGTCATGCGTTATCTTCCCGTCCCTGCCTTTCCAGCATTTGCGCAGCGGCTTCACCTCAATTGTTTCCAGCCCGTAGTGCCTTGACATTTCGGCTATCTTGCGTGCCGTTTCGTGGTTTCGCCCCGTGTTCTGCCCGGTCTTGGCTGCCGCGGCTATGCTGCGCACCCTGTCCGTGTGCCAGTTCGTGGCGTTCATCCATCCGGCTTCCACTATTACGGCCACCTTTTCGCCCTTGCCGGCAAAGTTCTGCCTGACATGCCGGAGGTAGTCCGTCAGGTCGGGGAAACACAGCGTCGTGGCTTCCATCTTTTTTGAAGACAGATTGAACTCCGCCACGCCGGACTTGTCCACGTCCGGGTCGATAGCGATGATTCTGTCGTATCTTTCCATGTTCATCCTCCTAACATTTTAAGCCTTACATTCAGTATGTTGCTCTCCCGTATCAGGCTGTCGGATTCGGGGTTCAGCAGGATGCCTTCCGTCAGGAGCCGATTCCTTATCTCCGCAAGCCTTTCCCTTATTCTTTTCTTTTCCTCTTCGTTTGTCCTTATCATTCCTTCTCTTCTTTAAGTTTTCCCTGATCTGTCTTCTGATCTTCTTGGCCGTGAGCGTGAGCTTGCGCGGCACTTCTCCGGTGTCTTCCTCCGTCCGCCTCGCCTTTTCGTACAGTGCGGCGAGAATCTGTACCGAATCCTCGGTTGTGATAGTGATTTTCATATTGCCTTGTTTTGGTTCGTGGCGCACCGTGGGATCGAACCACGCTGACCCGGCATTGCTGGTTGCTAATCCTGTTATACTTGTCGCCTGTCGTGCGCCGTGCTCCCCGCAGTCCCATATACCGTGCCGTCGGCATAACTTGGGGTTAGGTAGTATTATATTCATACACATCTGAATATTCCGTTATGGAATTATGCCTGTTCACTAAAATGTATGCTTTCTTGTATTGTTCATGAATAGTGTCCCCATGAAATACGATTCCAGATATTCCTCGTATCGACAAATTGAACAAGAGGAAAGGAACTGTCTTGTCAGACAACTCGTCGCATATAATCAGATGCTCGTTAGGCTTATAGTCAAATGGATGTGACTTCATTCTGTTCCTGTGCCAGTTGCTTATTAGCATTCCTCCTGTTCCCGCGGCTGGTTCGTATGTAAACCCTTTATCGCTTCCGATTATTTGGGAAACAAGTTTTGAGATACATTCCGGCGTGAAATCCTGCTTGTTGTTCTTTCTGTCGGCATGTTCATCTTCAAAATATTGATGAAACCAGTCGAATGAAAAATCAAACCTGAAAAGTTCCGACATTTCAGAAAACACTTTTCTTTTTTCATCTCCGTTTTCCAAAATAAATTTCATTATTTTTTCAGGAGCCTGATAGCTGTCATTAATTGACAATATCCTGTTTATCTCAAATAATGTACTTTTCATGTGAGGTCTTTATTTCGTCATTGCTTGATTGGGCGTAAATTGTAGTTGTGTTAATGCTTTCATGTCCTAGCATTTTCTGCACCTGTTCAATAGGCATGCCACGCTTTAGCGCAAGAGTTGCGGCCGTCCTTCTGAACCTATGGGGATGCACGTTCTCTATTCCAACCCTTCTGCCAAGATTCCTTAGCATAATTTCTACAGCTCCCCTTGATATTCTATGAATATCTTTCTTAAAGAACACCTCGTTTTTCATTCCCGAATAATCTGATATGAATAATGCTTCCAAAGTGTCATTGCGTTCACGCAGATATTCTTCTAATGAAATCTTACATCTTGAAGATAGATATACAGTTCTGTATTTACGACCTTTGCCTAATACATCCACTTGGCCATTTAATAAATCTATATCATTTCTGTTTATATTTACCATCTCCGAAACGCGGCATCCTGTGGAAAATAGAAATTCTATAATCGCCTTGTCCCTCTTGGTTTTCGCACCATGACGAAGGATTTCCATCTCATCCTCATTCAGGGGCTTCTTTAGCCTCTTTGTCTGCCTTATACCCTTTATTCTCAGTGTAGGGTTTCTGGAAGTTATGTTTTCCTCTGTGGTCCATGAGAAAAATGAGCTTAGCGTTCTTCGTATATTGTTCAATGAATTGTCACTAAGCTTTTCAAGTTTTTTCATTGCGAGATATATCCGTATGTCATCCGTCGTTATCTCATTGATATGTTTCCCAGTCTTTTTTAAGAATGCCGAAAGTATTGTCCGGTAATAGGACAATGAGCTTCCGCACAGTCCTTCAACTGCCTTAGCCACAAAGAATTTTTTCAAAATCATTTCATCTCCATTGTCATATACGATAACGGAGGTTTCTTTTCTTTGCAAATCAAAATCCTTTAGGCTGAATGAAACAACCTCAATTGTTTTCTGAATATATTCATTTGGAATCTTCCCGTATAGGAGCATTCTCAACTCGGAAAAATAATCTTCTTTCATCGTTTGCATACCCATTCATAAAAGTATTCCGCAATAAGTTCGACAAGCCCGTTCCCTTGCAAATTCATCCCCATAGCTGTTTGGCAAGATCATATTTCCTCTGCAACTCATTCACTTCCTTCTTGGCATAAGCAAGAGAGTAGGCATGTTCTCGCGGATATTTACCGGACTTCAAACCCTCGTGATACACCTTAGCCTTCTCCAACTTATACTCATAGAAGTCAATGCTCTCCGGCATAGAAAGATTGACGGTATCCGCTCTTGCATCCCAATACTCAGCGATCCTTTCATGTTCGGCAGCCCTATCGCTGAATTCTACGCTTTTTCCCATGTTGTTCCAAGCGTCATCTATCATCTTACGATGCCTGCGTTCACTGTGATGGCCGACTTTGACAGGCTCTCCAAGAGAAAGAAAATCCCTGTCCTTATTTGATTTTTCATAATACTCATGGCTCTTGCGGCCAGCAGACGCAGCCCATTCACGCCTTCGTTCCGCTCTGCGCTTCGCCCATTCCTGTACGTTGAATCCGTCAGCACGGACAACGGAATAATAATAGAACCCGTCACGCTCGAAAATCAGATTGAAAACTATGCTTTCATTTTCTTTTCCATACTTGGTTGTTACCGGTATCTCTTCCCCCCTTTCGTGCCTTTCATCGCACTTCGCCAGAAATACGTTCGGACAAAACTTGTAATAAGTGTTCATAATGATTTAATTTATCGGTTCGACTTTAATGCCATAAAAAACCACGGCAAATGCCGTGGCAACGTTCATTCAACAAGGCCATCAAAAAGCCCGTGGATTCTCGGCTTCAACGCCTCGCATTCCTCACGGAAAAAATCCTCCTTCGTCCGTCCCATTTTCCTTCCCTTACGAGTATGAACGTCAAAAGTATAAACAGGTATTGGAATCGGATTCTTCCTTACATCCTCAATCCATCTGTCCGCATCAACCAATTCCTTGTCATAGACAAAGTTCTGGAGATGATCCGCATCACGGCATTTCCGGCACTCGCACAGAAGAATGACAGCCTTGCTCACAAAAATCCGCCCTTTGGGTTCTTTACTCCCCTTGTTGACCAGTTCATGTCCCTGCCATAGAGCCTCAATCTCTTTTGTTATAAGGCCATAACAATCTTCTGCACTTATGGTGTAGAGCCTTTTCCATACATAATCCCGATAGCCGCTCGTCCACAGTTCCAGAGCGAAATATCCGGCAACGGAAGCGTCCGCCCTTCTGACCGCCTTCTGCATTGCAGAAGCGACTTCAAAAAAATCATATCCCCTAACGGTTCTCACAATCATATATAACTGATTTTTATTGTTTTACATCCGTAAAGTTAGTTCATGACGGCAAGATTTGCAAACGGAAACTTCGCCATTTTACCGCCATTTTTCAATACCTGAACCTACAGGTTATATTGTACTGCACAAGCTGCTTCGTCTTGTCCTTGCCGTTATTTGTCGCCCCTTTCAGGTTAATGCTGTCGCCGAAATACTTCCGTATGAGCATGATGGAACGACGTTCCTCTGCCTGATTGCGGAATGCCGCCAGACCTCCGGAATTGACGAATGTCGATTTCTGCTCGAAATTGTAGCGCAAGTCCGTAAGAATCTTCCTCTCCTTGTATTTCATATAACAGGATATCCAGAAGTCCTCCTTCAATTTAAGATCTTCATTCCACCATGTATTCTTGTCGTAAAAAACTCCATAGCTGCACCCGGTTATCATCTTTGACAATGAAAGGAATCCGGTTTCGTCATACATGACCGGTGAAATCCGGGAAGTGAATCCGAACAGATGGACATCCATCATTTCAGCAATTTCTGCAAGACTAAAAATTATTCCGGTAATCCTGTCCTTGTCCTTTATTCTCGAAGGCTCCCCTTTCTCCGCATACAATGACTTGCACGCATGGACGTCATCGTCAAGCATGAAAAGGTTTCTGAAATGCCTCGCCATCCAGTTGCGCTTCGGAATAAGCCCTATTATATCATCCGGGTGCGTTACAATCTCACAATCCGGGTTATATTGGCGATACAGGTCAGCCTGGCTTTCGGCTACACAAATGATGGGATCATTTACAAGTTTCTTTGCAAATACCCGGTCATGCCTCTTATGGCTTGGAATCACGATTCTCAATTGCATGGCGTACATCCTTTATGCTGACAACATTGCTTTTGCTTATCTTTCCGGTCTTGTATGACTCCATATGCTGCATGTCCAATGCTTCACGAAGCCAATTGCCGTCGACCTCATTGGCGGAAACAATGATGAAAAGTTCATATTTCTCATCAAACTTAGGAATGAGAGGATAAACGGCCGTTTCGTCCGTTACAGCCTCGAAACGGTCCTTGAATTCGTCCCTTTCCGGTTTCTGGGGAAATTCCACGCCCCAGTCCTGCAGCTCAGACCTGTCCCATTCGTTCAACATGACATCCATATCATTCTCTCCGAACGAAACATTGTCTTTGGCCGCATACTCTCTCAACTTCCTTATTTCCGTGGATATGTCAAGCACTTTACAAGGAACCTCCGTATAACCCAGCTCCCTGCAGGCCCTGAACCGGAGATTCCCGCAAACCACTATAAACCTGTTGTCACCGTGCGGATAAACTATAAGCTCCCGCAATTCAAGCATTTCAGGACTGTCCTCAATGCTTTTTTTCATCGCTTCATAACGGTTATCCCTGAAGAATCTGGGATTCTTAGGAAGTCCCCGAAGTTGTCCCCTGTTCATATCAAGACATGATACCGGGATATTCTGGAATGTAAATTCTGCTTTCATACCTGCCAATTTTTCAACATCACAAAAATCATCATCTCTTCAGCGGCACGCCAATCACTCCCTTTGCTCGTTGTAGGCGACCTTATCCTTGATAAGCTGTTCTATGTCCCTGCATCCGATGCATTCAAGATAAGTCACGGCGGATATGATTATGTCCGCCGCCTCTTCCTCACGTTCGCTCCATCCGCCGATATGGGGACTGGGCCTGTCGGCAGCGTCCATCAGTTCCCGCCATTCGGCCGATATGCCGATGGCAAGTCCCCGGTGGCTGCTGTGGACCGTTATCTTGTGCCTTCTCAACGCCGTTTCACGGCATTTCCGGGCAAGTCTGTTAAGTGTTATCATCGGTTTTTCAGATTAGCATGTTCAACTTAAATTTGTCCGGGAAGGCTTTCAGGGGCTTCTGTTTCCCGTGCCGTTATCCTTGACGGTCATGCATCTTCCTCCTTTCTTCCTGAAAGTTCTTCAAGCCTTTCCCGCAGTTTCCTGTCCTTCTTCTCGTATGCCTGGGCAAGTTTCCTTGTCATTTCTTCAAACTTGTCAGGGTACTGCTCCATGAACAGCCTCGTCTGGCACTTGTACAGATATTCCGTATAGGTCACGGATGGGTCCGAAAGGTTCTTCATGATGAAGGCCCGGTACCATCTGTTACGCTCGGACTGATGGTTCTCCGCATATTCGACCAGCATGGACCTGTTTCCGGAAAGCCCCAGCCCGTCAAGGAACTCATACCCGCAGGAACCGAGGACTATCGCATCGAGCACCAGCCTCTCGCAGGCGGAAAGTTCGTCCTTTCTGGCAGAATATCCGGCGGACGATGAGGCCCATTCCCTCATGGTTTCCCTCGACTTCTCGACGACCAGCTCCTTGTTGCGCTTCATCTTGGACTTTATCCTGTCCGTTTCGATTTCCTTCGTGTCACCCGCCGCAAAGCTGCCGGAAGCATTTTTCCGGCTGACATAGTAATACGTGACCTTGAACTCCGGCCCCATATAGCCCACGACATTGATGCACCTGTAAATCTCATGCGAGGCAAGCATCTCCCTGATTCTCGCGTCATCCTCAGAATACCAGCACCTGTGCGAGAACACCGACGAGCGGACAACTTCAAAGCCGAGGGAGGAATACAGCTCTTCCGCCTTCCTGTTCATCTCCTTCATGCTGTCGGTGCAGTATCCGTCCTCGTCGATGACAATGACGGATTTCCCGAACTGAAGCGGCTCTCCGGCCTTTACAAGGTTTCCGGCCTCCTTCATCACCCGATACCTGACATACCCGGACATCTTTTTCCCGAAACATTCCGGATCGGTGCATTTCTGTCCGTCCGGCTTCATCTCATAGAACAGGCATCCGTAATTCGCAGTATTGTTCGGACATGCGGAGCACAGCGGAAAAGATTCGTCGAAACCGTCCTCCGCAAAGAACGGAGCCTTGTCCAGCACGCGGAATTCCCTTGTCACATAATCCTTGATGTCCCTGTACGTCAGGCCGTCATCCCCGACCGTTTCAAGGAGCCGTTCCTGAAAGCCCTTGTCCATCTTCGCAAGCAGCATGGCCCCCGAAACAGGTATGGAACCGTCCCTCAGCTTGCAGACAAAACCGGGAACAAGGCCGCAGAGCTTCACCCTGTCCTGAACGAACCGGACGGACTTGCCGAACCGGACCGCTATGTCCTCCAGGCTGCTCCCGTTTTCAAGCAGAAGGGAGAATGCGACAGCCTCTTCAATCGGGTCAACGTCCTGCCGCTGCAAGTTCTCGGTGATCATCGCGTCGAAAGCCTCTTCGTCGGTCATCTCCCTTACGATGCAGGGGATTTCATCATAACCGGAGCCCCTTTCCGAAAGCAGCTTGAACGCCCGGAAACGCCTCTCTCCGCAGACTATCTCATAAGCCGCCGGAATGTGAAGGGTTTCCAGCGTTCCGCTGTCTATGTCCTCATAGGAATCCCTTGTCTTCCGGACCGTTATGGGCTGCAGCAGTCCCTGCTTCCCGATATTGCCTGCAAGTTCCTCGATGCCTGCAGCGTCGAATGTTTTACGAGGATTCCGCGGCGACGGATATATGTCGGCCACGGGCAGTTTCACATATTCACTCATAATTGCATCTGTTTGACTTTTAGTTCGTTATATCTGTAAAGTTAGTTCATGACGGCAAGATTTGCAAACGGAAACTTCGCCATTTTACCGCCTTTCAAGGATTGAAATGAATCCCCTCCTTGCGGTTTCCTCAAAAGTTCCGACATGCCCTTCCGGAACGGACACAAGGCATTCCCCGTTGACGGTGAGATGCCCGTCCCATCCGAAATGGCGGCATATCCTATCCTTCTCCGCCATCCCTTTTCTGTTGAACTTGATCAAGAAGCTCTTTCTCTTCCCTGCGTTTCCTGTCATATTTTTCCAGTTGCCTTTTCTGTCTGTCCAGCCTTTTCGCCTTCATGAAGGCCAAGGTCTCGTCGCTCCTTTTCAGGGCCGCCGCAGCCTCCCGGTCCCCTCAGGAAGCACGAACCTGAGCACCTCCGGTTCATAGTTTTCTTTTTCGTTCGACATTCTTTTGCTGTTTAATGGTTATTAATACTTGCTGCCGTACAAAGCGGCAAACTCGGAATAGTATTTGTCTGAAGGGAGAGGGACAATCATGCCCAGCTCCGTATTGAGGTCTGTCTTCACGGCTTCAAGGAAATGCGACATTTCCTGCATCGTAAGGGTGCTTGTGCCCCGGACACGTTCCATGACCGCCCCGTCAGGGCCTACTACCTGCGTCGTAAGGAATTTCCTTGAATAGATGTCGTGCAGCGTCTGTATCCCGTCCTTCGTGGCCCACCTTTCGTCGCCCGTTTCCGAACGGAGGAAATTGCCCAGACAGCGGAACCACATCCACATGAGGTTGTTCTGGTTCTGGGACCGCTTCTTCACCGCCTTCTTGATGGTAAGCGTATATTCCCCGTTCGGAAGCAGGCCGAGCATGAAGTCAAGATTCTTGTCCATTACGGCCACGCCGTCCTTCTTCACAATCTTCGCTTCCATCAGTACGGCGCATTTTCATCCGGAAAAGGAAGCTGCGCGTCCTGATCCGTCTGTTGTCTGGACCTGCAGGAAAGAATCTCCATGCTGTCCGCGTAGATTTCCGTCACATACCTCCTGACCTTCCTGCTGTCCTCATAGCTCCGCGTCCTGATTTTCCCCTCGACGAAAATCTTGTCACCCTTGCGGAGGTATTTCCCGGCAGCTTCCGCCATCCCCCTCCACATCACTATGTTGTGCCATTCGGTACGTTCCGGAACTTTCGTGCCGTTCTGCAGGGTATATCCCCTGTCGGTCGTGGCGAGCGTGAACTGGCAGACCGCCGTCCCTCCGTCAAGCTGACGGACATCGGGATCCTTTCCGAGATTCCCGATCAGCATCACCTTGTTAAGCATCCTTTGCCTCCTTCCTCAATGTGATTCGTATGGATGCCGGTGTCCCGGTTTCCTTGACGTATTGTCTGTACAGTTCCGGATGGTCCGACTGGAATTTCTTCGCATCGAAAGTTCTCTTCGTTGCCGCAGGCGTTATGGTAGCTTTAAGGCATCCGGTGTCCCACGATTTGACCTCATGTTCAATCATGGCACGTTTCAACGTGTCTTTGAAACCGTCAATGAACTGCTGTATCTTCTCTACTTCAGCCACAGCTTCAAGATATTTGTTTATCACATCCTCCGGCAACAGCTGTACTTCATCTTTCCTGTATTCAGTTGCTGTTTCTGTATCCAAGTAGCGCTTGCCTTCAATCTCACACTGAAGCAATCTTTTGACCTTCTCGTCAGATTTGCGTTCAAGCGGAATAAGTTCTGACTTTTCATTGTAAAGCCACGCACCGAACAGGCTGTCTACCTTAAGATGCGGATTCTGCAATTCAAAGAGATAGGCATAAATGGACAGCTGCCATGCAAGGTACTCTTCGTCCGGTGCATAGGTTGTCTTTATATCCACAAGGGCAATCTTTTCATTTTTCTCCCACACACAGTCAATGTTGGAAGCGAAGTTTTCCCCGTCAGATACCGTATATTCATTTGCGAGAGCCTTATACCCTGCACCCGTCCGAAGAAGGAGATAGTTCATCGCTTCCTGGCTTTCAGGCTCAAATCCTGTTGTGTCAACAAACTGGCATTCGTGGTGAACTCTTGTACCTCTCTCAGCAGCGCGTTCGAGTATGTGCTGCGGTATCTCCTTGTACTTGTTCGGAAACAGCTGCCTTCTAATCATTCCTGTTATTCCCGAGAGCTGCCTGCCCCCCAAGAAATAGGTGTGACTTTCTTCATTGAAAACCACACCCGACTTAACCAATTCTATCATTCCGGATATTTTTTACACATTTCCATTGTTGCGTTCCTGAACTCCATATTCTGCTGGAGAACTGAATGCTTTTTCCATACTTCATTAATCGCATACCTGCTCTGACATGCCTTAACCTCTGCAACGGCATCCTTCAGCTGCTTCCCTGTAAACACGTTAGGATTTTGCTGCCGAGGCTGCTGCTTCCTGGCAGGAAAACTGAACCTTTCATTGCCCTTGTCGTCAATGATTATGCACTTGCTTACTTCTCTGTTTCCGTCATATTCAATTTCACTTACAGAGAATTTGGTGTAAGTTGAACATCTGCCCGAAGCGTTCTTGCTGATTTCACCCGGTTCAAGTTTAACCCAGATAAAAGGCGCTGAATAGAGTTCGCGCCCTATTCCCCAGTTGAATCCGGCTCGCTTGAACGCATCCGACGCCTGCCCCTTCTCCTTCTCGGTATTGGATTCCGTTCCGACATCCTGCTTGCTTACCCATTCCTTCTTCTGTTCATCGTAGACGGATATGGTACAGAAAAGGTTCCCGTTCACAACTTCGTGGCATCTCTTCCAGTTCATTGGTCCGAACACCTCATCAAGCAGCCTCATATCCACACGGGCATCCTTGTACAGCAACAATGTACATCCTTTCTCATTGATTGTACCGATTCGGCATTCTATCTCGTTTGCCTTCAAGGTGCGGATTCCTGCCAGCTTTCCGTCCATGCCGGCATCAGATTCCGCATGAACTTCCTGCGCATTCTTCTTCGTTTCCATAAATTACAATTTATCAGTTTGACATTCAATTGATTACATCTATAAATATAGCCGTTGGCGACAAGATGTGCAAACGGTAGCTTCGCCATTTTCATGCCTTTTTAACCCAACGGAACAAAGCATGTCCGTCCGGTTTCGCGTCACCTTTCAGATGGAGTCAGCGGCTGACCGATGCCGTGCGGTGTAATCCTGCGCCATCTTCGCCCTACTCCCGGACATGTGCGGACATGCGCCCAAACACGGGTTGTGGGTACTGCGGGACTCGAACCCGCAACCTCCGGATGCACACTAACTAATAACATGGAATAAAAAAATAGAATCAAGAAATCCGGCGTTCTTCCCTTGAACCAAGTACCCGTCGGGACGGGCGGCCTTCACAGGCGGCGCGTCCATAGAAAATAAAAGTTGATAATTTAACATTTAAGTAGAAAAAACATGACCCTCACGGGCTTATGGTTATGCCTTCCTTTTCTTTCCTTTCTTCTTCGCCTTCCTTGCAGAACAGTTGCGGAGCACGTCGCCGGCACGGCAGAACCATTTCCCGTTCTGTCCCCGGCTGCGCTTCTCCGAACGTATCCTGTTCTGCTCTATCAGCCTCCGCAGCCTGCCCTCCCCTCCGACAATCTTCGCGCTCAGGTCTTTCGAGAAATACTCGTCCTCCATCGCGAGAAGGATGTTTTCAAGCAGAATCTCTGCGGTATTGTCATACAGCGTCGTCATCATAAGCCTGCCGTTCAAAGTGTACACCATGTCAGCTCACCCTCTTCACCGTAACCGTACCCTTGTTCCGGTCGGACCTGATCGTCCACGACATGCCGGAGGCACGTTCCTTGTCCATACGCGAGGAAATCGTATTGTACAGCGACACCCTCTGCCGGATGGGGAACGCTTCCTCCGTACCGACCTCCATCGCGCGCAGCGTCGGCGCGATGGGCTTCCTGCATTCTTCCGAACTCATACCTTGTCCTCCTTTTCCAAAAATTCAACGAAATCCTCATAGCTGCTTCCGGGCTTCCCGCGCTCCTTCCTGTCCAGCCGTGCCAGAACGGGGACAAGGGCCGCGATGAAGCACACGGAAGAAATCCAAAACCACAAATCCAGATTGCGGATCGTGAACAGTACCGCCACATAGGCGCATACGCATATAACCGAAATAATCTTCATACCTGTATGATTTAAATTGGGGCCGGAAGGCGGAGTCGAACCGCCTGCAGACATGAGCAACATGCCGTCCACCCGCTGGACTATCCGGCATTTCCTTCCGGAAAACCTCCGTCTTGCGGGAACCGGAAGGATTTCTTAATTTTACTCTGTAAAACAAAAATCAAGAAATTATGAAGCAGTGCATTGAAATGATTCTCGACTGGATTTCGGACAACGGGGAACTGTCCGCACTGATAATCGGAATCATAGGTTTCTATTCAAGGGAAATGTACAAACTGAGCATCAAAAAGAGAGAGCTCAAGTACACCACGTTCTATTCACATTCAGTCAGCTCAATCTCTACATTCGTCAACGCGTTCCATTTGTTCAGAGCGTCCATGAAGGACATTCCGCTAGCCGGTTGTCTTGAAGGAAGCGTCCGTCCCGAAGAACTGGACAGAATGGCATCCGAACCGCTCCGGACACTGAAACGGCACGACCTGACGATGCGCCTCTATCTGGACAGGAACCTTTACGAGACCTACAGCCTGCTGACCAAGGAATCCATGAACCTCCATTCGACACTTGCCTTAATCATATCCGACAAGTCACGGACCCCATTGGAAAAATGCAACAGGTATGACGAAGCGTTCAGGAACTTTGAAAGGCATACGGAGGACTGCCTTTCAGAGGCCGTCAGCAAAACACAGGAACTTCTGAAGCATTAGAAGCAGGAACTGGACCGCAAAAAGTACGGAAGAAATGACCAGAGCGCCTATCGCGACCGGACACCAGCATCTGGCCCCTCTGAAATTGAACGGCTCCCTCTTCCTGCACGACCTCCATATCTCATGAATCAGAAACGGGGAGAACATGAAAAATGCCCATGCGGACAGCACCCACACGAACATGACTCCGTACTGTATCGGCCTGATGGCTTCCGCCACCGAACCCAATGACTCTAATTCTGTCATACTGCAAATGATTCTTTATCGTTAAACTTCGGACGGGGAGGCGGATTCGAACCGCCGGCCTTCACACCCTTTGCCCTCGGACTGTGACGCTCTTCCGCCGAGCTTCCCCCGTCAATATCACCTAAAGCCCGCAACATTTGCGGACCGAATTGCGCAAATTCTTAAATCTGTCAGGCCGCCCGCTATCCACGGTGAATTACTATGCCCTTTCGGACACGCCTGTCAGCGTAAACATGTCAAGGAACTCTTCTCTTTCGTTCCCGGATAGGCGGTCAGGCCGCACCGGGAGATTCAGACTCAGCCGAAGACGTACTCCTTCAGCTCGTCAAGGCTGGCGAAACACATCCCTTCCGGAAAGGACGCCAGATAAGGATTGCCCTTCTCGCAATAGGACACGGAAACGGAAGAGTCCTCTTCCATGGTAACCGTTATCCTGCCGATTTCAAACTCGAAGGCCTTGCCCCCGTTCAGCGTCCATACTTTCTCGCCGCTCTCGAATTTTGTCTTTACTTGTGCCATAATTTCTGGTTTTAAACTGTTTATCGGTTTGACTTTCTATATCGCCGGAATCATTTATCCGAACCTGTATCTCATGTAGTCCGCTTCACTTGCGAAGCCGTGGTCGTCCCACTCGTCATAGTCCTCATCGTCCTCCCGTTCGCGGACGTGCGTTTCGGCAATCCGGAGCTCGTCATGGAGAAACTCAAGGAACTCGTCCTTGCCCTCGTCTGTATTGAAACGCTCCTGCATTTCCCTTTCCGTCAAGGACTCGACTTCCGCGATTTCGTTCCTCAATTCCTCGGCTTCCCTCTCGTAATAACTTTTGTCCATTGCCATTTCCTTTTCAACTTTTATTTTCTATATTTGTATGTGTGATTGATTGTATTGCAAATGTATTCACAAATGAGAGTATTTGCAAATTTTTATCCTGTTATTTATTCTCGTTTGAGAGTGTTTAACATTTATGTAGAATTACTTCATTGATTTTGCTATGATTTCAAGAATTAAAGAACTTATTGATTATTCAGGTCTTAGTGCAAGAGCCTTTGCGATAAAATGTGGTTTAAAGGACAACACATTTTCTAACCAACTTAACGGAGTTAGAGAGGTTAGCCTAAATACAATAACATCAATCTTGCTCACATTCGAGAATATCTCCGCCGAATGGCTTCTAAGGGGCAAAGGCGAAATGCTGCTCACCCCCGAAGCGCAGAAAGCGGAAGAACCCGTTCCGACCCCGCAGGAAATCATCGGAAGCCAGCAGAGGACTATCGAAAGCCTTGCAAAAGCCCTTGACCTGCTCGCAAGGCAGAAACGGGAATGAAGTGACGTTCTTTTCATCTTTGGTTTCATGCTTTTATTTTCTATATTTGTATGTGTGATTGATTGTATTGCAAAGATATAGCAATATTGCGATATATAAAAGTGTTTATCTTAGTAAATATCGCAGTATTGATATTTTTAACATTTGGTAGAAAGTCATTATGAATAAAGAAGAGATAAATAATGAATTCATTAAGCGTATAGAACTCTTAATGAATTATAAATCATTAAACCAACGCTCATTATCAAAAGAGATAGGTTTTAGCTATTCTACGCTGAATAAATATTGTAATAAAAAAAGCAACACCATAGATTTTGAGCTTATTTATAGGCTCGCATCGCATTTTTGCGACATTAATATAGATTGGCTAATCTGCGGCAAAGGCGAAATGCTCATTGCAGAAGAACAGCCGTCCGAAGCCGGAAACGAACGGCTGGGCAAGCTCATCGACACGATAGCCCTCTTGCAGGAAACCGTCAACAACTACAAGAAAAGGCTCGGCGACCTTGAAGCCAGAAACAAAAGGCTGGAAGCGGAACTGGCGATGTTTAAAAATGAAAGACTGATTGGATAAATTCAAAATACAAGTAAAATGAACAAAGCTGTACTAATTCTGATAGGCGCAGCAATAGGTTGCCTTATCACATTGTTGGCAACATCATTGTACGAGCATAACCAAAAGAAAAAAATGGAATATGCCATTGAAACGATACATGATATTTATACAATGGTGACAGAACCTGCCGACATTCAATATATAGAAGTTGTTGGCAAAAAAGGACGAGCAACAATACATAATGGAATGTCTAAAGACTCCGTAAAGATTTTATTAGGAAAACCTGATAGAGCAGATATGCGCACATCTTTAGGCACTGTACATGAAAACTGGAAGTATGAAATAAATGATGATTATAGCTTAGACTTGGATTTTGAAGACGGAATGCTTACCAATGTAAATCAATATTAGCTCCGGAATACAAAAACAAAAAGTTGAAAGCGGAACTTGCGACGTTTAAAATGAAAGGTTAATCGGATAAAATCATGGGAACAACAAACATCATAAATTCCATAATTTATTTTTGAGAGATACTAAAAAATATAAAAAGACAAGCAACAATATGTATAATTAATAACTTTACAAGATGAAGACGGATGAACAATGCGATATAAAGAATTGTGCCCATTATATCAATAAATCAAAAACAGGATTCTATAAATCCAAATTTCTAATATCAATTATTGTTTGCACAGTCGTTACAATAGGTCTGTTCTGCCTTTTCAGCAAAAATTACAATGACAGCCAACAAGAAATTATAAGGATGCATACTGAATTCTGCCAAGAAACGGAAAACTATTTAAAATCACTGTCCTCCAAAAATGATTCTTTAAAACTGATACATGAAAGCGTTGTATATAAAATTAATGAAAGAAACGATGCGATGTCTGCAATGTTAGAGATGCAATACAATAAAATACAGAATGACTTTTCTCTTCTTTCGTTATGGGCAGGGCTTTTAACCATTGTCTTTCTGATTTTCTCCATATATTCTATTTTCAAGGTAGACGAGATGCAGAAACAAGGGAGAGAATATCTCAGCCAGATTGGAGATATTTCAGAGAAAGCAAAGAATACATCTCATGAAATAGAACTATTATATGAAAAGAAAGTAAAAGATTTAAACAAACAAACCAACGAAGAATTGAGCAAGCTAAAGAATGAAACGAACAAAATCCTGTCAGAAATTGAGAAAAACATTTCAAATCTGAATGCCCAATTCCAAGATCTGGTAAGTAGCAAAACAAATGAATTTAATAACACTGCCGAAGCAACAATAAATAAAATAAAAAGCTCAGCGGAAGAAAATAAAAATCTATTGTCTGGATTGATTAAATTGCTTACTTCAGGAAATAAAGAATAACAAACCTATGTGCTCAATCAATACATTAAAATATGTTGCAGAAATCTACATGCTGCTGATGGACATAAACATTGAGAAATTGAAGTTGTTCAACTATCACAATGTAAATAAGCTAAAGTATGTGAGCTTTTCAGAACAAGACGGAAAAGAAGAAAAAGATGATGTTGCAGAAGAACTGGAAGAAAGCATATTGAAAAAAATGAATAATATTTTCCAATTAGTAATCAACCTTATACTATCGTCAGAAGGAAAGGATAATGATACGGCTTTTGAAGAAGCGTCAAAATGTTTGAATCAGTTAGCGGACTCAATTCATGAAATTAAAGGATTAAACAAAATCAGAATGGATTCAAATCTGCAACAACTTATAGATAGAGCTATAGACAAACTCATTCAACGTAGCAACAAGCACTTTGCTTTAATTTCCAATATAATCAATTGTAAAGGTCTTTTATATAAAGCTTAAATATGAAAACATATATATTCTCATACAACTTGCATGACGAACTGGATGATGAAGAATTAGATGGAATGCTAAAATCCATATTCAGCAACATAGGGGATTTCAAAAAAGATATGGCATTAACTTTCATTATTGCAAGCGATAGGAATGCAAACTTCATTGCAGATGAAGTTATAAAGAAAATACCCAAGTTAAGATTCTTCATTACTGAAATAACAGACAATAGACAAGGTTGGCTTCCCAAAGAAACTTGGGAATTTATTAAAACAAATTGCTGAAATGACTACTTTTTCCTTGTCATCTCCCACGGTTTTGGGGTGGGCACATAATCAACCCTTATGCCCAGATCGGAAAGCATGTTACTCAGATGGTGGCCCAAGGCTTCATCGCTTACATTCTTTTCATCGATAAGGTATCTTATTTGATAGACCACGCCCATTATAGCGGCTTCTGGAATTTCCTTTTT